ACGGTCAGGAAGTCGGCCGCCTCCCCGCCGTAGATCAGTTTTTTAGGTCGTCCACCTTCGGCGCATCGTCCGCGAGAATAGCGTTTGCGATGCGGCCGACGACGTTGCTGTCCGCCTTGTTTAAGAGGGTCGGCTTGTGCTCGATGGTAAACAGCTTCACGCCGTGCTCGTCGGTCGCCTTCATGATCAGGATGTCCACCAGGAGCTCCATGTCGTTTTCTTTGCTGCGACGATAGAGCCGGTTCTTTTCCGAGAGCGTGACCGGCGATGCGTGCACGACGAGCTTCCACTCGGGCACGTCGATCTTGCGCGTGCCGAGTGAGGCGAAGTGTTCTCTGACTTGATCGATTGCGTCCATGTGTGTGTGTGTTTTGCCTGCGAGATTAAGCGGTCAACGTGCTTAGCGGTCCGTTACCTTCGAAGGCGATTGAGCCCTCGATGATGCCGTCGAAGCTGGCGCTGACGTTGAACTGGGTGACGATCGCGGCGCCGGAATAGTAAACATCGCCGGTCGTCGAGCCCTCTGGATAAAGGTTCAACGTGACCGAGCTTCCGATGGTGATCAGGAGCTGGCCGGCGTCGGTCTCGTCCCAATAAAGGTCGCCCGAAACCGAGAAGGATTTCATGGATGCGAGCCGGGTGCGGTAGGTGTCGCCGATGACGGAGTCTTCGACGGTGTCGGACGTATGGGTCAGAGCGTAGTTGCGTAGCTCGCCAATCGTCGTGCTGGATAGTTTGATGAGGCCTTCACGGCCGAGTTTGGTTGCCATAAAATTAGGTTAGTCGGTTGAAAAGTAGATGCAGTTGAAAGTGTGACGAGCCGATCCGAAGCGCCGGTCCTCATCTGGCTCGATCGTATAATCGACTGCCGTCAAATGCAGATCTTGACATACGCCACCCAGCGTCACGTCGGCGAGCACGGCCGCCTCGACCGCTGCGCTCCCGGTGTCAAAAAGATCGTCGATCAAATAGGTCCCGCTCTCGGCGACAAAGTAGTCTACAATGAGCTGGAGCTGCCGGTATTGCGTGCGGTTGCTCGGCCCGAGCGTGCGGACCTCGATCTGCTCGCTGACGGCGTAGATCGCTGCGGCCGGGAAGCTGATACTGGCGATCGTGTTGTTTCGCCCGCGGAGGATGTTTGCCGTCGGCACGACAAGAGCGCCGGTCAGCGCGGCGCCGGTTGCGTTGCGGATGTTTGTGCGGGTGCTCATGCTGTTGGGGTTTTGATTGGCATCGCACCGCCGACACGGGTGAAGCCAAGATTGACGGCGCGGTTGGCAAGAACGGCGGCGACTTTCCTGGTGGTTGTTTTGATGCGTGAATTTATAGTCCCGTCAATCATGCGCTGATAATTTGAGATCTTCACGTTACTAGCCGTAGCCTTAATAAATGGATCCGGTCCAAAGGTAGAACGCACCGAACCAAAAAGCGTATTCCCTCCAGCTTGTGGCTTAAGTTTGTCGCTGAACTTTTTATAGCGCGCGCCAGTCACTATTGCGGATGACCTCCAGCCGCTGACACTCCAGCCAACTCGATCTTCCATCGTCTTTCGTACACGACGAAAATCCAATCCAAACGCAAGGACTCGCGGCTTGCCTTCAATTCTGCCGTTTGCGTTTCGCTTACTGCGATGATATTTCTTGATAGCATCTTCGCTTTCAAGCAGAGGCTTTCCGTAATAGTGTGAGAGCTTAGGATTATTGAGCAGCAGGCGCAACTTCTCGACCTTACGATTGCGAACATATCTAGCCATCGATTTATAAAATCCGCCTTCGGTCGCCTTAGCTTGTAGGTCTTGGTAAACCAACGGTTCCGCGAGCTTGTTAAAATCTCCGCGCACCGCGTTGACGCCTTGGGCCTTTTGTTTTGGACGGGTGAATTTCACGATGGTCTGGATCGCGTACTTGGCTTCTTCTTTAATCACCGAGCCAAGATCAACTTTTGCCGCTTTCGCCAAAAGATGTAGCTGCATTTCAAGCTGCGAAAAACTGGTTTTAATATCAATCATATCGACTTGCAGACTTCGATTTCGCAGCCGGCGCCCTCAGCGTCCAGGGTCACGCGCTCGATGAAATAGGTGATGCCCGCCCGTGAGAGAGTCTGCGTGACCTGGGGCACGGCGCTGACGCTCGAGGTCAGTAGGAAAACCGTGAACTTACTGTCGTCGCGACGCTGGTCCTCGAAGTCCGCGAAAGCATCGCGCGATGACGACCAGACGCCGGTGATCGAGGTGCTCTGATACGTGAACGAGATCCCGGCCTGCGCGAGTATCGCCGAGAAGTCGGAATTGATCTGCGTCGGGTCGAAATCTCGGACGGCGGCCATATAATTGTGCGACTTGTCAAACGGCGCCGAAGTGCAGCGCGTGCAGCGCCGGCCGGTTCGCTTTGAGCCAGGGCTCGGCATCGGCCATGCACCTGGCTGCGTCGTTGCCGCACGTCTGTGAGCCGACGTGGTGCACGTAGGCTCGGGAAACAAAGTGCCGGCGCTTCATGTCCGCGCATTGCACGTCGTCGCTGAACCAGTTGATCGGAGGAAAATCGACCCACGCATCCCGGTGGATCCACGCGCAGATCGGCGCGATGACCGGCGTCTCAATGATGCTGCGCTCCGATTCGAACCGCAAGAAGTCCAGGCGCCCGGAGCCGCAACGGATGTTCTGCAATCCTCGAGCATAGTCCGACCTGGCTGCGACGTAGCCAAGATCGGCGACCGCCTCCTTGAGCAGAGCAACGTCCGCCAGAAGCTTCGCCCAGGTCGTCGGCGTGAAAACGATATCGTCGTTGCAGATGATGAGCTCGGTGTGGCGCGTGAAGGCGTCACGCATCGCAAAGTTGTAGGCCTCGCCGAACGTAGCGCCGACCTTGAAATGCACGTGCTTTTCGACCCCGGCCGGCACGTAGGCCTTGATCGAGGCGAGCATGACCTCGAGACAAGCCGAGTTGACCGTGCAGATAACGATGGCCGGCTGCTCACTCATGGCTTTTTTGTCCCGAGGATCTGCTCGATGTTCTCGGCGTCAATCAGCGTGCAGCCACTCGCCAGGATCCGCTCATCCCAGCCGTGCGGTGCGACCATGCCATCCTCGGCATTGACCTGGATGACGCCCGGATCCGCTGCGCTGGGCTCGCCCACGTCGTGCAGGAATTGCTTGGCCATGTTGATCGTCTCGGCATCGTCGGCGCGCACTATGAAACGGTGCTCGATGCGGTCCGGTTGCGCCGCCGTCGAGAGCCACGCGTCGCGGAATGACACCGATCGGGTCGAGTTGCCGAGGGTCTTTTGCATGATTCGAATCCTCGGCTGGGTATGCTTGTGAAACACGAGCTGCATCGCCGCGGCGTCGTCCAGTTGGCCGGCGAGACGAAACGCCCGAGCCGCCAGGTCGTGGCCGGCCCAGTTGTACCATTTGACCTCGTGGGTCCACGGCCGCTCTTTCTCGGTCGGCTCCGGCAATGTCAGCATCCGCGACGCCCAGAAGCTCGCCCGCTTGCCGTCGTTGCGCTCAAACGCCAGGAGGATGATTGAGGCAATGGCCTCCCGGCACCAAGGGAAAACACCGTGCGCGCTCATCGCGAAGCCCATCGCCTCACGCCGGGAAGCGACGAGCCTGGCGAGATTCAGCTGGACCTCGTACCGAAAAGAGTCGTCGAGGTTGGGGAAGCTCAGCGCGATGCGGCCGAACTGCTCCGCGGCCGTCTTGTTGCCGGCGCAATAGTGCTCTTGGTGCACGTAAAAATACTGCGTTGCAGACTCGGCCACGCTCCGCCCCAGGATCGCCAGGTTCCGCTTGCGGTTGTCCTGCTTGATCGAGATCGGCTTGTGATGCCAGATTGGCGTCGCCCAATCGAAGTGCCGATCGTTCGGCAGCAGAAGCAGGTTCTCGTGTACGTCATGGTGCCAGATGCGCCCAGACACAAACGCCGAGCGCCGAATGATCCGTTCGCGGTGCAGCTTTTTGCCGGTGCCGTGCACATCATACGGGCAGCGAAGCATGAGCACGTCCTCGGATAGCTCGGCGAGTCTGTCCCGGAGTTTGTCAGCATCCGCGATCACGTCGTCGCAGTCCGCCCAGATCAGCCAGTCGCCGCACGCCTGGGCGAAGGATTGGTTACGCGCGCGAGCGAACGAATCGACATGCTTCCAGGCCTGTGCCGTGGCGCCATTCTTGTATTCAGAAAAGATAAAGCCGACGGAATTCTGCATGCACCAGTCGCGCACGATCTGCTCGGTCGCGTCCGGTTCCTGGGAGCCGATGGCGCGCACGAGTGAGACCTCGTCGATCACGCCGTTAAAGCTCTCGAGCATGGCGCCGATCTGTGCCGCTTCATTGCCCGCAATTACGCAAAGAGAAAGTATCATGGTCGTCGTTGTGTGTGCGTCAGGTCTTGCGGATCTCCTGGAATGGTCAAAACAAAAAGCCCCACGCCGTAAAGCGTGAGGCTTTAAGATCAAAATCCGTTTAAGGATTAGGAATACTGAGTCGTCACGAGCTGACCGGCGTTCGAATTGACCACCTTCTCGGCGGTATATTGCGAGGCGCGGACGATGTTCGACTTGATCGCCTCTTCGCGATAGGTCGAGACACCGATTGCTGGACCGTACTCGGACCAGTTTAAGGTAAAGCCAGCGCCGCCACCGAAGTAGCCGGCGGAGCCATCGGTAACGGAACCGACCCAGATGTAGGTGTTGGCCCAGGCATTGGCAGCGGAGAACGCAACGCCTTCGGGGGCGCTATCGTATGAGGCGCGACCAATCAGGACCTCAGAAACGCCAAATACCTCCGCGGCTGCTTGGGTAGAAGCGTTGAGGATGGTGTCAGTCGAAAGACCGGTGCCGCGGAGGCGGTTCTGGAATTTCGTGCTGGCGCGAACACGGGTCCATACTGGATATGGAATGACCACCTTGAGGTTGGTCGTAGATTCGCCCTTGGAGAGCAAGCGATCGATGGCCTCTTGCACGTCTTGACCAGCGTCAAACGTAGCGAGATTCGCGGTCGTGTAAGCGGTGCCGGAGTTCGTCGCGGTGAAAGTGCCACTGTCGAAGATTTTAGCAGCGACGCGAAGCTCGTGCGCCAGGAGAAGTTTGCGCTTGGCGAGCTTGGCGGCGATGACTTCGGCGTCGAAGAAGCGAGCAACGTCGAGGGTGACGGTATCGTCAACGGCCTCTTCGTAACCGTACTCGAGCGCGGTGTAGGTGTCTTGCACGAAGGCGCGGGTGCCACGAGCGTAGGCGCTGTATGGCGAGCGGTTCTTCATGTCGCTCTTGAGGAGCTGACCTTCCTTCAAAACGAAGGATGGATATTGGCCGGCGCGCACGGGCACGTCGAGGATTGGCATGACGGCGGTGCCGATCAGGCCGGCCTCAAAGTCTTTTGCCTGCTCAACTACACCGGCGATATCGCCGCGGAAAATGGCTGCGGAATTGCTATACATGGTAATTTATTTTTTAAGGGTTAGAGATTCTTTGGCAGCATCTCGATGATGGCCGAAGCGTCAGAGGCGGTGGTGAGAGATTTGCCCACCGTTATGCTCCCGGTAATCGCCACGGTCCCGTTGGCGGTTGTGAAGAGAGTATCACCT